ACATATAAGTCTGCAGAAACCAATTGGCTCTTTGCAGGGATTATAATACTTGTTGTACTCGTAGTTGCTGCTTGAGTAATAGCTTCTGTTTGTGACATTAACACATGACCTGTGTTTTTCATATTCGAGCCGACAGTAGAGCCAGTAGTATTTTTAATAGTACCAGCTAATATTGGACCCGAAAAAGTTGTATTTGCCATAATATTCCTCCTAGAATATTTAAATGTAGTCCCTAGGGGATGTCGACTATACGCGTCTACATTTAAGTTTTATTTAATAGTGTATAGTGATTTATTTATATATGAATTTTAAGTAGAGCGCAAGAGGGTGTATAAGAAATATGTAATTTCAGCGATGTGGCGTTTATCTAAGTAGCCACAGAAACTTCGGGGGCAGCGTCAACAATTGCATTTTCTCTATCTGCAATTTTAGTCTCTTCGAGTTTGATCTCATTGATAGTATCTCTGATAGCTTTATCAATTTTGACCATGTTAAGAGTATATTTACCTTGTTGCTCATACTCCAGTTGCCACCTCAACTCCAAGGACCTTTTTTGTTTGTACAGGTCTTGTACCATCTATAACCTCCTCATAGGTTATTCTGTTCATCTTAGGATCCATCATTTCTCCAAGATATTCCCACTTTATACTCTTTTCTCCTAGCTTGTCAACTATTGAATTTTCAATAGATTCAACATTGTCGTCAGCTAAAATTTCAAATTTAGCTTGATATTGATATGCATTAATATGTACTAGGAATTTTCTCATTGAATTTATCTCTGTATATTTAAAATGAGGCCGTTTTAAGGCGGCCTCATTAATTAGTTATTACGCACCTTGAACGCCGAAGATACCTCTAGGGTCGGATACGCCAAAAACGTATCTTTCTCTAGCTTTGTATCTAACGTTGCCAGTATCGAAATCACCTTCCATTGCAGTTGTTAATGGAGCTCTGTTAAAATACTTCATTCCATTAGGTACATCTGTCATCAAATACCAAGAATCAGTATCTGTTAGGTAATTGTTCACTCTATAACCTTGAGGAACCATACCCATAGATACGATTGCATTGATATCATTGTCAGCTGTTCCAGTTCTACCTTGAGATTTCATCAATCTGTCAGCATTGAACTGATTTTCCGAAGGAACGACCATTTTAACCGCTCTTGCTGCAACTCTAAGACCTCTTTCATCAGTCATCCCTGCGATATCTATTAGGGCTTGTTCTAATGAAGTTTCATTAAGATCTGCCTGTGTAGTCAAGGTATTTTGAAAAGTACCTGCTATCGTTGGGTGAGATACACTAAAAAGTGCAACACCATCACCTGAATTATAAGTAGCCGTTTGAGGCAACCCATTAATTAAAGGTTCTACTGCTTTTACTTGTTTAGCATTACTCATAGATCTTGCTAAAGCTTTTGTATATCTAGAAGCTAATCTATCGTAGAGGTTATCTTCGATAGCTTCTTCTGTGATTGCAAATGCTAAAGCTACAGTCTCCATAGTGTAACGAGCTGTGAAAGTTTCCTGTGCAGAATCAAATGCGACTCCAGCACCTTCACCTTTCACTTGTGCATTAGCGAAACCAGATAACATTACTTCTTCTTCAAAAGCTCTGTCACTTGATTCCTCGTTATAAATTTCAGCATGCTGATTTTCATAACGTTTATATTCCAGACCAAAAAGTGCATTAAGGCCTGGCTCTAGTTCTTTAACTAGTTGCGAACGTGATATTGCCATGTCTATATACTCCTATTATGGTACTAACCTGTTTGTGTTCATAGATACAACAACAGATGAGAAAGTAGCCGAATTATCGGCATTTTCTGAATCGTCTGCTGAACCATATAAACGCACGCAGTTAGCGTCTGCTGAAGTGGATGTTATAGTAACTGAACCAGTTGATCTACCAGTTGTGTTATTTCCAGTGGAAGTAACACCAAAAGTAGCTAGTACCGCTGCTTGAGTCCACGACGTAGCCGCTGCTGCAACAAGTCTCTGGAAAGGATTGTCCATTACAAAGGCAGTTATATCTTCTGAATTTGCTGGTGTAATTGGTTGAATATATGCATTCGCCCAAGTAGGTTTAAGTGTAGTAGTAGCATTGTAAAAAATACCATTAAATACACCTAATAATTCGTCAGTAGTTGACGTTCCCACTGAGTCAATATAACCCGTAGCACCTGCTTCAGACATAACAAAACCACCTTGATAGATAGACGTTCCATGGGCTGCATCGATTTTATACTTGTGCTGATTCTTGATCGCTTGACCAGTTAAAGAATCTGCAGGTAAGAAACCGAAGCCTTGTGTGTTTCTATTTGCCATAGTTTTCTCCTATTTCCATAGTTGTTAATTTAAATCGATAGTAGGGAATTGGTTGTTATCCCGAGAATAGTTAAAAAATTAACTCTTCTTTGTACCACCGAAGCTTACACGAGATTGCCTTTCGACATCGATAGGCATTCTCTTATCTTGCTCCTTCATTAAATCGTTTTTAATGGCTTCGTTTCGGTCTTCATGTTTTCTAGCCATGTAGTCCTGACGTTGCTTCGCGATTTCGTTAGGTACCTTTGCAAGCAAAAGGCCGCCAACCCCAATCACTCCCTTGTATTTGCCATCTTCGACAATTGGATAGTCAGATGAGTTTTCAATGTCTTCAGCTCTTACTAATTCATAACCTTCTCTAATACGAGCGGTTATGTTTTTAGTATCCTGAAAACCGACACTCTCTGCTCTAATCCATCTATACCTGAATCCATCAGGTGCAGGGGGTGCATCTAGAGATGATGGTGGAACCCACACTTTTGGTCTTTCAGACTTTGACCGTGTTTGGTTCGCACGAGAAGTTTTATTGTTTTTTTCCATTACGCCTCCTTCGTGTGTTTAAGTTGTTTTGCGTACTCTTCAAGTGGCACTCCTAATTTTTTAGCTATTGCTACCTGTGAAGAAGTGAGTCTTACAGTTTTGCGACCAGGTTTTACGCTTCTATTAGCCGAAGCGACCGTCTGAACGGGCGTGGTCGTGTGCTTTTGTCCATCTTTATCAAATTTATTGCTAAAGTCAACTCTTATTCTTTTGTCAACTTCAGAATAATAATCATCTGATTGAGGATCAAAACCTTCATTTACAAGGTCTTTATGTATTTCAAACGCTGTAAATGTCATAGCTCTATTTTGACCAAACCAAGGATTTCTAGAAGCCCAATCTTCAGCTTTAGGATCCGGTGTTGGTAATTGTTGAGGAGTCTCTTGTGGTAATCTACCACCGTCAGAGAGTTGTACAGGTTTCTCGGCCTGTTTTGTTTCTCTACCTTCTTTTGCATTCGTAAGTTTTGCATTCTCAAACGCGAGTGTTGCAATTCTTTTGTTTGCTTCAACTTGAGCTTCTGCATTACCTGATTCAATTGCTGCAGCTAATTCTTTTTGTGCAGCTTCTAAACCAGTATTAATACTTGTCTCAAATTTTTTAATATAATCAGAATCAGTTTTTTCAAATCTGGCTTCTAATCTTCTTCTAGATTCTTCTACACCTCTGGCATAATCAACTGCAGCAGCTTCCCGTCTTTCTGCTTCTCTCATTTTTCTAGTTAATTTAGAAATACGAGATTGAACACCTTTGCTATAGTCCTCTAAAGTTTCATCTTGTTTTTTTTCTGGTTCTTGTTTTACTTCTATTATTTCTTCTTGTTTCGTTTCAGTTGTTTCTTGTTTCGGCGCTTCAGTTGATTTTTCAACGTCTTCGGCTTTTTCCTCTGGTAAAGATACTTCTACTTCAGGACCTGAAGTGTCAACATCTACTTTTGGATCATCATGTTTAATCGGATTATTTTCCGGCATAGTTTCCTCCTATGTTAGTATTGATGCAAGATATCCTCTGGATTCTCGATTGTTGCTAAAACTTCGTCATCATTAAGAAGACGAACTTCCCCACCCTCAATTTGTATTCTTGATCCCGCATAACGCGCGAACATTACCCAGTCTTTGACCTTGCACCATGGACCATCGGGATATCTCTCACTATCCCTATAACAATCTGGACCCATAGCTAACACTAAACCACATTGAGAAGCAACTTGTTGTCTCTCCAATGCACCTTCGGTCATTACTATTCCCCCTTTAGTTTTATCTTTCATCTTGAAAGGTAAAACCAACATTCTCCAACCAGTAGGTTGGGGTAATTTTGT